GGTTTTGTGTTTTAAAGTTAGCTCCTGGAGTTGGGTTAGCACTTGTAGTATTTCCTTTAGTTGGTACAGCCATTATAATTGATTTACGTTAGTGATTTCAATAAGACTTAAACCCTCTACACTTTCTACCTCTGTTCTAGCCTCGTTAACATAGCTAACACCACTAAAAAAAGTACTTATTGATACCTCACCTATCTCTAGTTTGGTTCTATTCTCACCTAAAAAAACACCTAAAGAAACATCATAAGCCTCATTAATCTGATTTATTAAGCTTACCTCAGTAGTGTAACCAACATCAGTATATTTTAAGTTATCAGTACCCTCTAATTCTATTTTACTAATTATTGTTATCACTTTTTTTTAATTTTTAATACTTATTATTACTACTTTTTAAACCTCTTCTTTAACTGCTACAGCATCCCACTTACTACCAGCCTCATCATAAATACAACCAATGTATAAAATCTTATTAGCCGTTGTTGTTGATGGTAAAGTAATTCCTATAGCTCTATAAATAACATTCCATGTTAAAGCTCTATTAGTTCCATCATCTGTTATTCTAATAACTAACTTCATTCCTGTTGATGGTGTACCTGTTGGAGCGGCTATTGTTAAAGCACTAGCTAAGTCTGTTACTACCTCTTGCTCATACTCATCAATATTAGGAGTTAATGTAGCTGTAGTTGTTGTACTATTTACAATAGGTTTAACAATATTCTTTCTAGTAATGCTTTTCTTAACATAACTAGCATCGCTATCCTCTATAATAAACTCATCCTGATTATCTACACTTGTTTTTTCTGTTATTCCTGTAATCTCGTTAGCAGCGTTAACATGAACAGCATTAGCATCAGTACCACCACCACCACTAGAAACATCTATATAACCTTTAACGGCTGTATAAAGTGCATCAATATCAGCAGTAACAGGACTTGTAACCTCACTAAATGGAATAGTTATATATACTTGCCCTCTTTGGTTACCGTCATCATCTGAATCATCGTAAATATTAATGTTAGTACCTCTTTTAAGAAGTTTAACATTATTGTGTTTGATATAAGTAACTGCCCCTCCGAAGTCTACCTCTATACCGCTAGTTAAATTTGTAATTGTAGCCATTAATCTATAAAGTTTCTAATTGATAAATAAAGAGCATCTACGTTAGCTGTAGCTGGATTAGTTACCTCAGCACTAGTAAATCTTAAAGCGTTAGCTCCTGATCTCCTTTCTGAGTTATCGTAAATGCTTAAAGTTGTTTCTGATTTAAGAAGTTTAACATTATCATACTTGATAAAGTAAACACTACCACCGTTATCGGTAACCTCTATACCGTCTGTACTATTTATTATTGTTGCCATATTTTTAGATATACGGCTTGTAGTTGGATAAAACTAATGTACAAAAAAAAGAGGGTAATTAAACCCCCTTTTAAAAATAAATTTTGTTTATTGGATATTTTTACTTATAAACTTAACTATAATTCTAATTAATATTAAGGTAAATAACAAACCTATTAAACTCATTTCTTAAGCTTTAGCACCTCATTTAATACCCTAAAGTCTGCTAATAGTTGTGTATGCGTATTACTTGCTTTATATCTCTCAATACAACCCATTATAATACTATCAATCTGCTCTATTTGTAATGAAATCATCTTAATACCATCTGATCTATCTTTCTTAGCTTCTTTCTTTAGTGGTTTAGATGTCTTTAAAGCGATTAAATCCGCTCTTACTTGCTCTAATACGATTTCAGCCTTATTAATTAAGTCAGGCAGCTCCTTAGATGCTTTTATTTTTAACTCCTCTTGCTGGTTGATTGTTTCTATTTGGCTAACTCTTTGAGATACTAACGTAGCTTTAAAATCTCTTTCGTTTTCTAACTTGTAAACCTCATTTAATGCAGAAAAGCTATCGTAATCTGTTTCATAGGTTTTATTCCTAATCTCAGTTATCCATTTGTTTAAAAACTCAATACGGCTTTTAAATACTTCTAACTCTTTCTCTAATACTTTTTTTGTGGCTAAACTCATGTGGCTTAATGTTAATTTTGTTTTATAAAATCTATTTTTGTTGTAGTTGGTATGTGTCCAATAGCTATATGTATCATTGCTATTTCATCACTTAATTCATCCATTTCATTCTCGTTATCAAAGTACTCAGGGTTTAGAGCCATACCTATTTTTTCGTCCATAATGCTAAAATAATAAATTACTTTTTATGATTGCATATAAGATTAGAATTAATTAAGACTTCATGCCCTAATTTTATAGCATCAGTAAAAATAAATGTATCACTAAAAGCATTAGGATTAAGTTTTAAGTCTACTCTAAACTCTACTTGCTCTAAAACATTACGGCTAAACAATGTACAACCTATTCCAGTAGCGGTTATTCTAGCATCAGGATCTACTAATAAATGTCTTAACGGTAAAGTACCTTGCCCCATTATATTATATCCATGCTCTCTAGTTAGTATTTTCTCACTTCTTACAGCTCTTCTATCAGATGTTGAGGTTAAACATAGTAAGTCCTCATCTTTTCTAATCTCATAAGTAGCGGTAACTATACTAGCACCGTAAACATCAGCATAACTTACTAAGTTTTCTATAATACATTCACCAGCGAATACATCAGACTCTAGCATTAATAAATAATCGTAATCACCATTTAAAAAGTAGTTTCTAATTATATTTTGATGTCTAGCTAATTCCTCTTTAAAGTTACCGTTAACAGGTTCATGTACTGCCTTAATACCGTTTTCCCAAAACTTTTGAACGTGCTTAGGGTCTTTACTATTATCTAAGACAAAGATGTCATATAATGGATATGTAAAGGTTTTAATCTGATTTATAAACTCATCTACGCAATAATCTTTCTTATCTGCTGTAGGCATTGAAACAAGTACTCTATTCATGCTTAATCGTTAAAGAATAAATTTAATATATGCTCTGATGATTCATTACCAGTAACACTAGTTCTTAACCACTCCTCAATATTAGATAGTTGTACTTTTAAGAGCTCATTCTCTTTTAGTAGGTTTTCGTTAACCTTAGAGTTATCTGTTTTAATATACTCTACTTTATTATCATAATACCATCTGATAGTATCATTAATAATAACTAACTCATAAGGAAAGCCTCTAAAGTGATCATTTAATGATAATTTAAAGTCAATAGGGTAAACATCATCTACCCATCTGTAACCCTCATTACCTAAGTTTTCTAGTGTAATTTGCTCTTGCTGTTTGCTTTCAATCTTAATAGTCATAGCGTTTTTTTTAGGTTTAAAAACTTCTGGTATTGGGTCGCCTTCCGTCATTTTTAGTATTTGTTTCTGCCAGTCTTGTAATTTCATTTTTATAAATTTTCCATTTTAATTGATTTTTGATTAATAAAATAAACTATTTCCGTTGCTCTCGTTTAACTCTTGAATAACTAAACCTTTTTTATTATCCGATAAGGATTCGTCAGGGTTCGCACCTAATCCAAAAATAGCATCGTGTATATTGAACCACTTACTATATTTAGCTTTTGTTTCGGGATTGTTTCTGCCTTTATCCCTAATTGAAATTTGATGTTCCAAATACGCTTTAGCTTCTTTTAATTGTAATTCCTTTACCTCCATAATTCTTGATTTATTGTTGTTTGCGTTGTTCATATTGTAAATATAAGATAAACTTTTTGTAATAAAAAATTAATATGAAAATAAATTAAAAATAATTACAATTCATCTATTAAAGCATCTATTAACTTATCATCATTTTGGAACTCTAAAGTAGTACATACCTCGCTATGTTCGTCAAAGTATCTCATTTCAACCCTTACTAAATTATCAGATATACCTAGTAAATAATATTTGACATACTGCCCTAATATATCATATCTATAAACCTCACAGGACTCTAGTACTTGATCTATAAACATTGTTCTATCCATTATCTGCTACGTTTTGCGTTTTTATGTGCTAGCTCCTGAGATTCATATTTCAAAGTGTCTTGAGCTGTTTGTATGCTTATATACTGCATTATATCCCAAACATTGGTATCGTAAACACTATCTAATGGAGTTAACCCATCTTTCGTGTAAATACCCTTTTCAGATAGCTCATAGGCTTTAATTTGCCAATAAACATTCTTAACGATTGTTTCTGATGCTGAGCCGATTGGCTTTCCGCTCTTTCCGTTAAAGATGTTAGGGTAGAACTTTGTAATCTGTTGGTATGCGAGTCCAAAAAAAAATAAGCTTTATATGCTTCTGATACTGGTAAGTCTAAAAACTTCTTAGCTCTTGTATCTATTTTAAGCTCGTTATATTCCTCGTCCTGATGCTTTCTAAATAGTATTGCTGTAATCCTTGCAATGTATTCCCACTTCCTGTATTGCTTTTTTTGAAACAATGTAGATAACGCCTGACTTTCTGCAAAGTGTTTAAATGTAGCACCGCCTAAAAGCTTCTCTATTCCTCCAGCTGTTTTAGCAGATTCTATAAAAACATAATCTATACCCTCAAAATTGATAGTATCAGATGAACCTACCTCAGCCTCTGTAGGCTCTCCTAAAAACTTACCTACTAAGTTAAACAACTCTATTAGTGAGGTATCTTTAGAGTCCTTTATTTCTATCTCAGATTCTAAATACTCTCTAGGTATATCAGAAAATATTAATATCCAATCAATATAGAACTCTAATAACTTAATTTCGCTTACCGGTGTATCGTCTTTGTCTGAATAAATATACTGTTCTAACCATTTAGGCATAGCATCAATATAATCTTGAGCTATAGCCATTTGCTTTATAGTGTTATCAGCCCATTCATTACGTAATTGATACTCTTTATTTAGGATAGTTACGATTATCATTATAGGTTTTTAATAATAGTATTAATAGTGAAAGCTGCCTTATTTAGTTTTGCACAAGCTGAGGTGTTTAAATTGATACCTCTTTCCTCTTTTACTGATTTCTCAATAAATGCAACTGTTTCAATTAACTTATCTTTTAATGATAACTTTACAGGCTTAACCGCTTTCTTTTCTACTTTCTTTTTAACTGTTTTCTTTTCCATATCTTAAATATAATTAATTTTTAATAAAGTGAACCTTTTGATAGTGTTTTAAGCCTTTATAAGACTCGTTAACAAAACCTCTGCGACCTAACTTAAAGTTGTTCTTTATCCAGTTACTAGATGGGCTTAAAGCTGGATAATTAAAGTAATAGAAATCATCACTAGTACACATATCAAATAACAACTGATGTGAATCTCCTTTACAAAATATTATTAACTCAGCATCTTTATAAATCTTATTTTGTTTTAGATAACCGTCTATCTTTTCAACTCCTTTTAAATCTAAATGAGGCTTAAAACCAAACTTTAAACTTTTATCATCCTTTCCATGAGTGATAACAAAACAAATATCTTTAACAAAGTAATGGTTAATAAACTTTCTATGATTAGTTACGGTTACATTTTTAAACTGAATCTCTGCTATTTGCTTAAAGGCTTCGTTAACAAAGTATCCAAAAGCTCCACTATGGTTATCATTACAGATATTATTAAAGTGGATCTCTTTATAGTGATTAATTAAGCCATAAAGTATCTTTAACTTAAACTCTAGTGCATAATCAAAAGCCTCCTCATTAGTCATATTTTGAGGTAAAGCATGACCGCCTCGAGTTGTTTGAGCGTTAAAACCGTCTAATAAATCGCCTAGCTCATCTACGTAAAGAATATCACTCTCTTGCTCCTCTAAAGTCTTATCTATTACAATCTGAGCGGTTTTAAATAGTTCTTTCTTATTCCACTCTGATTTATACATAGTATTATTATCTATGTCTGTATCCATACCTATATGAACATCAGTTATAATAAGCTTATCAAAGTCTTTAAGATTAGTACTTTTATATGTAACCGTATCGCATCCATAAGTATCTAAAGGCTTAATGTACTTTTGGATTATCTTTTCAAAATCAAAGCTTTCTACAGCCTCTTCTATTGTTTCTTTTTTTGGAGCGTATTGTATCCATTGTTGGCCTGTAGTCTTAGATGTACTTACCTTAATTACTTCAAAGTTATCAGGAACATCTATAGGCTTACTTTGTAGTTTTTCTGTGCTGGATATTGTACGACCGTTTTTGTCTAACTTCTTAATAGTTTCAACAAACTTTCTTTTGTTTGGTGTAGTTCTAAGGGTTATTACTTTTTGATGTTGTTCATCTGTTAATCTATGTCTATTATCTTTTTTTACTTTTAACCCTAAAAACTCAATCTCTGACTTGTTTAGTCTAATCCTAACCTTATTACCCATCTATTAGTTTTGCCCCTAATGTAATAAATTATTTTTGATTTGCGAATTAAGAATAAGTAATTGTAATAATGTTACTATTAACTTGATATTCGTAACATTAAGACATAGCACGTACCTTTTTACGTCTACTTGTATTCCTATCAACAGCCATCACTAAAACATCTACCATATCATCATGCTTAGCATTAGGAAAGCCTTTAAGCTCATTTAAAAAGTTATCTATATATCTACCGTCTAACATACTAACCCTACCACTCTCAACAAAAGCGGAGATACTACTAGCTCTACTAATTTTATCCTGAGTTGGTGGCTTATCCTCCATTATGTTTAATCCAGTAGACCGTTTAAGCATCTGTACAATACTTTTACCACTTGCTTTAGGCTCTACATATATACGGCTTCGATTAGTATAACCGTTAACAGATGTAAACTCTTGTATATCTTTAATTAGCTCAGGAAACTCCATACGTACCGCTCTAACTTCTCTTATGTATAGTTCGTTATTGTGAAAAGCAGCGCATAACATTGCTGTTGCATCATTCTCCTGTTTATTAGTGTATGCAGTATCTAGGTAGAAATCCCACTTTAACTGATCTAATTTAAGATTGTTAGGTAGTTGTTTAATAGTGTTAAACCATGAGCCCTTAAAGATACCACCCTCACTAGGACTAGGTAACTGTGAGTATTGACCACTATAGCCATACGAACCTAAACCCGTTTTAAAGCTATCTAAGGTGTTTAAACTTAATCTTTGAGGAAATAGTAAGCCATTAACATAAAACTGTTTTAACTCAATCGGTTTTACATTGTCGCTTATCTCAGCTGGTAAACAAATATGCTCCCAATTATGAGGTTCTTTATCTAATAACATTCCTGTCATATCGTCCTCGTGTAATCTTTGCATAATTACAATAAAAATACCTTTGTCGGGATTGTTTAATCTACTTCTTAGAGTTTCATTAAAGAATCTATTAGCATTATCTCGCTCTACTTCTGAACGTGCTAACTGTGGGTTTTGTGGGTCATCAATTACTATTACATCAGCACCCATACCCGTAACCGTTCCACCTGTAGAAGTAGAGTATCTTAAGCCTCCGTTAGTAGTTGTATACCTACTTTTAGTATTCTCATCTTTGGATAAATGTATATCAGGAAAATACTCTTTAAACCAATCGGACTCTATTAGCCTCCTTGACTGTGTAGAAAGTACAATAGATAAACTAGCTGAGTAACTTGAACTAATAAACTGTATTGAATCTTTTAATATCCAGCAGTAAACACTAAAGAAAACATTTACTAATTCACTCTTTAGCGTTCTAGGTGGTACATTTATTAATAGGTGTTTATCTCTTTGCTTACCGCTTACTATTCTTTCAGCCTCTACTTGTAACCTATCACATATTAGTTTTATATGCCAATTAGGTGTAAGCTCTTGCCCATTGTGAAGTGTTTTAAAAGCATCTAAGCTAAATTCATAGAAAGACTTACGATATAGCTCACTCTGTAGCTTTGTCAGATTTAAGCTGCTCAATAATGTTTTTAAGTGTTTCTCCATCTAGTTTACTATAGTCTATTTCCTCTTTTATTGTTGCCTCTACCTTGTTAAGGTTTTCGCTTATTTGCTTTAAGTTCCACTCACTAAATTTACGTTCTATAATCCAAGCCCATCTTTGCCATGCTCTATCATCATTTGCAAACTTTTTAAATAGGTTTTCCTTTTGTGTTAGCAGTGCCTTTTTTATAAGGGATAAAAATTCTTTGCCAGTTTCTCCTAATTCGCTGTAATCTCCTGATTTCCACTTCTTAAAGGTTACTTGTGCTATTTTATCTTTATCTTCTAATTCCTCGTTAATCAAAAACACTAATTCCTCATCAGTAAGTAACATTAAATCCTTTCTAAAAAGAACATCTTTAGCCACTACTATAAACTTATCTATCTTACTTGGTCTACCTACCTTACTTGCCATATTATAACATTTTATGATCAGGGTTTTTAGTAAATGTTTCATCCTTTACCATACTTACCTCAACATCATTTAAAAGTAAATGGTTAAACCCGTCGTTATTAATCTTCTTACTATATGTAAATGTTTCATCTGACTTAATAACTTTATACCATTCGTTTTTATAGTAAAACTTATCACCAACTTTAACACCTCGTACTTTCATATTAAATAAATATACTAAAAATATAACAGAATTGTAAAAGAACATTTTCTAAAAAGAAAACGACGCTCAAGCTTTCTTTACAAGGTTGTTATGTGTAATTTTGGAGTGTGCTTATAATACCTTATCGGGTATAATATGAGTTAATGTATCATATATAATACCTTATCGGGTATAACTACACATAACAATGTATAAAAACCATAGAAAAACGGGTCTTACACTAAATGTTATATTACATTAATGAAATCAGCTACATTTCTCCAATCATCATCTGTAGATGTGTTTTTGTTTTTATATAACTCTCTTAAAGCATTTAAAGCATTATCTACTCTTAGTTTTTTAGAGTTATTTGATAACTTTATATCTTTAGGTAATCTATCTGTTAAATCCCATTCTATTACATTTCTGCCTGTAATCCTACACTTTCTAACTCCCTTTTCATAAATAACACCTAACTCTCTTAATTCAGTAAATCTTGCTCTTGATTGACTTATTTGATTTTCTTTAGTAGTCATTGTAGCAAACGCCTCTCCACTTGTGCAAGGTGCGTTTTGTAATATAGCTGTATATACTTGTAACCTTTTTTTTGATAGTAAACCATTTGCTTTTATTTCATTATAACAATCAATTGATGTTTGTCTTGTATTCATTTTGTTCTTTTGTTTTTAACCATTCATCTAAACACTCCTCACAATGTATAGCGTTATCCTTAACATCTTTACCACATACTACACAAGTATCATTAGGGAATAAGCTAAGGTGTATTATTTGCTTAGGCATATTGTAAATCTAATACTTTAACTGTTGGTTTTCTAATTTCAATTCATAAACCTTATCTCTAAGCTCATCATTTTGCTGTTTTAATCTATCTGAGTAGTCTTTTAAAGACTCTGCTTCTGCATATATACAATCTACAAAGTACTCTAAACTGGCTACACTCTCACAGCCTCCTTTAGTAAGCTTTGCTAATGGATTATCTATCATACCTTTCTCATTAAATTGGTGGTACAATCTTCTTAAAGCTATATCGTACGTTTTAAGCGATTGTTTTACCTCGTGTTTAATTCTACTATGTAAAACGGTTTTCATCTCATTACA